ATGGAAAATGTTAAAGATACAATTTCTCTACATAGGAAGAAACAGACAAATACTCTTTATACAATAAATGCACTTAATGAAGTTATCAGATCACTAAACGAAGGTATTCTTGACAAGACATTTTCAGTACCCTGGGAAGAATATAAAAATTCATTACTTCTCACAAATGAAGATGGATTAAATATAATACCGACAAGAATTTATTCAATAATAGATGTTAATACGTGGGATAGAAATTTAGAGGGAAATTAATAGTGGAAACTTTAGCTAAGTTGGTTGCTTTAATTTTGGGTTTGATGGGATTGAGTTCTAAAGCAACATCAATAAAAAAATCCAAAGTTAAGAAAATAGATGTTAAGAAAGAAGAACTTGAGAAACAAGTTAAAAAGGTTGATAAGGAACTGAAACGGGTTAAGAAAGCACAAGCTAAAGCTAAGAACCCTATTAAGAGAAAGAAGATAAAAGACGCTGCTAAGTTTTTGAAGGATTTTGCGAAGAAGAAATGAAGAAACTAATAATTGTTTTAATATTATCATTTGGGTTTTCCCAAACAACTTTAACTAAAGAACAGGCGGATGAACTTGCCAAAAATATACAAGAATTACAAGTTAGAGCCGATTCTCTATCTATTTCAGATAGCTTAAAAACTTTAGAAATAGATTTACTTAATCAGAAGGTTGCATCGTTAGAAGAAGATTTAACTATTACAGAAAAGAAAGCTAAGTTAGTTAAGGCAAGTTGGTATGAGAACAAATGGTTATATTTTGGATACGGGGGAATTTTATCATACGCCTTAGTAACAGCTTTAAATGCACTGGACAACTTTTTTTAATGATTAAAAAAAAATCACGTTTTGGCGTTTTTGGTTTATATATATAATATCAGTCTATAGTAATAGACAACAGTTTTTTGACATTTGAAATTGGCAAAGCAGAAAGGCCGTACACCTTTCTGTGGGGTTGACTGAACAACAGGTTTTGATAAAGGCTTGTAATGTATCCCAATCCTCTATGGTAGAGAATCAGCACCTAAATGTTGGTGTTTTTAGGATGACAGTCCGTGCGGGAGTTTGAGTCAACACTACTTGAGAAAGTAAACCAACTTTTTCGCTTCATTGGGAGTACCCGAAAGGAAATCTCCCTGAGAACTGGCTGAATAAATCTTCTTTGAGGATTAAAGCAATCGGTTAGAAATTGTATTCGCCTCAACGATGTTTAATAGCATTGAGAGAGAATCGAAGTAACTTTCGGAAACGAGATATGAAGTAATCTATCAAAGTGGCTCAATGTGAAATGGTATTTTCACACCCCCAAAAATTTCAAAATTTTAAAGTAGTTCGTTATTTTCAGTCTCCACCATACCACCAGACGTGAAAACGATGAGCTACTTTTTTTTTACAAAAAAACTTGGATGGTTTTAGAATCTGGCTGATATATATTACAGAATGATGGTTACATCATTACTAATTAATAAATGAAATGTATAGGAGAATAAAAAATGGATATTGATGCAATTCGTAAGAAATTAGAACAACTTCAAACAACAAACACCAGAACAACAAATCTTTGGAAACCACAGCCTGGTAAAACTCAAATAAGGATAGTACCTTATAAGTACAATAAATCAATTCCGTTCATTGAGTTATTTTTTCATTATGACTTGGGCGGAAAGAGTTATTTGTCACCTATCAGTTTTGGTCGTCCAGACCCGATTGAAGAGTTCGCAGATAAACTAAAATCTTCCGGAAATAGGGAAGATTGGAGACTTGGTAAAAAGTTAGAAGCCAAGATGAGAACTTTTGCTCCCGTTGTAGTAAAAAGCGAAGAAGGAGAGGGTGTTAAATTCTGGGGTTTTGGTAAGACAGTTTATCAAGAACTTTTAAGTATTATAGCAGACCCTGATTATGGTGATATTAGTGATCCCGTAAATGGTCGTGATGTAGTAGTAGAGTTCAAGACAGCTGAAGAAGTTGGATCTTCATTTCCAAAAACAAATATTCGTGTAAAACCAAATCAAACTCCTGTAACTGAAAATAAGGCAGTATTTGAAAGTATTCTTGAAAATCAAAAGAACATCACAGAAATCTATCAGGAACAGTCTTATGATGAACTTGCAGAAGTTTTACAAAATTGGTTAAGTCCCTCTGATGACGAGACAACTACAAAAGAAAGTGATTCAGCTACAGAAGCCACTTTGGAACAGACAACAACTGTAACAAATGCATCTGAAGCATTTGATGAATTATTTAATAAGTAGGGGGAGTGTAATATGTCAGTCAGAGATGAATTGGCAGATGTTCTCGCTGAAAAGTTAAATAACCAATTCAAAGATTATAAGGTAGCTTATTTTCTAGACGGCTCAGACCCGACTCCAACAGACATTAAGGAATTTGTATCTACAGGTTCTACTGTGTTGGATTTGGCTATTTCAAACAAACCTAACGGTGGAGTTGCAGTTGGCCGAATTACTGAAATCAATGGATTGGAGTCAAGTGGTAAATCTTTGCTCGGTTCTCATATTTTAGCTGAAACACAGAGAAAAGGTGGAGTTGCTGTTTATATTGACACAGAAACTTCCGTCAGTAGAGAATTTCTCGAAGCAATTGGAATCGAAATTCAGAACTTATTGTATCTTCATTTGGAAACAGTTGAAGATGTATTTGAGGCTATTGTAGAAATAGTTGCAAAAGTTCGTGAGTCAGATAAAGATAGACTTGTAACAATTTTGGTTGACAGTTTAGCAGGAGCTTCTACAAAAGGTGAATTAGACGGCGATTTTGATAAAGAAGGTTGGGCGACTGATAAAGCTATTATCACAAGTAAAGCTATGAGAAAGATTACTCAGATGATAGGAAAACAGAGAGTTGCCCTTATCTTTACAAATCAACTCAGAACCAGACTTGGAGTAATGTTTGGTGATCCTTGGACAACAAGTGGTGGTAAGGCATTACCATTTCACGCTTCCACTCGTATCAGATTAAAAAATCTCGGTCAAATCAAAGATTCTAAAAAGAACACAGTTGGTATTAAAATGAGAGCTCAGGTCATTAAGAACAGACTTGGACCCCCAATGAGACATGCCGATTTCAATCTTTACTTTGAAAGTGGACTAGATAATGATGGAAGTTGGTTACAGGTGTTAAAAGACCATAAATTAGTGAAACAAAGTGGAGCATGGTATTCTATGGAAAACCATGAAGGAGAAGAATTAAAGTTTCAGTCTAAGGATTGGTCAGAACAGCTGGAAGACGAGGGATTTAAATCTCATTGTTATGATTTGATTTGCGACAAAGCAATTTTGAAATATGACAAGAACTTTGGAATTGACGAAATTACAATCTCAGAGGAGTCTGATGAGTAATGAACGATATTTATCTATTCTTGAAGAAATAAAGAAACACGGCGGCGATGTAGATGTAGGCAAGCCAAATGATAAGGTATTGATAATAGATGGCCTGAATACTTTTATACGAGTATTCAGTGTTATACCAACTACCAATGATGATGGAGTTCATGTTGGTGGAATAGTTGGTTTTCTCAAATCAATCGGTTACTCTATAAAGATGCTTGGACCCACCCGTTGTATTGTTATTTTTGACGGTAAAGGTGGTTCTACTCGTCGCCGAAAAATTTATCCAGAATATAAGCAAAAACGAAAAACTAAAGTTCGTTTGAATAGATCATATGATTTTAGTTCTATGGAAGACGAACGCCATTCTATGTTAATGCAGTTGAGTAGATGTGTGGAATACCTTGAAAAATTGCCTCTAACAGTCTTGTCGGTAGACAGCGTAGAAGCTGACGATGTTATTGCGTATATTACAGAACAAGTGCTCACAGAGAGTAAGGTTACAATAATGTCTACCGATAAAGATTTTTTACAACTCGTTGATGATCGAGTTTCAGTTTGGAGTCCAACCAAGAAAAAGTTATATACTCCAGAAAGTGTAAAAGAAGAATACGAAATTGCATCGTCTAATTTTATTATGTATAGAGTTTTAGATGGTGATAAGTCGGATAATATTTCTGGGATAAAGGGATTTGGATTAAAAACCATTATTAAAAAATTTCCACTTCTTTTAGAAAACAAAGAGATAGATATAGATGAGTTAAAAGATTATGCAAGAAATAACGAGGTTGTACTTGAAGACGATGTTATAAATAGAAATTATAAATTAATGCAACTGAAAGAAGTTGATATATCAGCCAATGCAAAACTAAAAATTAGCACAAATGTTAATAAATCAATACCACCAACTGCCAAGATGCAATTTGAAAAAATGTTTATCGAGGATAGATTATTTTCTACATTTCCAAATCTTAATAGTTGGTTATTGACAACTTGGACTCAGTTGAATAGATACGCTGAAATGACAAATGGGTAGAAAACGAAAATATTTTACAGAAGAAGAACAACAAGATGCTCAAAGGAGATGGCAGATGGAGCATTATGAACGCAACAAAGAAAAAATTCTGAGGAAAGCCCGAGACCGATATAGACAGAGGAAGTTGAAGGAGACACGGGAAAAAAATAGAAAAGAATTATATGGAGAGTAAATTTATACTATGAGTGAGAATTTAACTAGCTTTGGTCCTACTTTTCAAATGAAAGTTATAGCTTCTCTATTAGAAGATCCTGTTTTTACACAAACAGTATTAGATATTTTAAAGCCAATATACTTTGAGTCAGATGCCAATAGATGGATAGTAGATACAATCGTTTCGTATTTTATGGAATATAAAACCAATGCTACATTGGAAGTATTGAAAGTTAAGATAGATGAAATTGAAAATGATATATTGAAAGCGGGAGTTGTAGAAAATCTGAAGGAAGCTTGGCGAAATATTGAATCTCCTGACTTAGAGTTCATAAAAGAAGAAACTCTCAATTTTTGTAAGAACCAGGTCTTGAAAAATGCCATTGTACAGTCAGTTGACTTATTGGAAATTAAGGATTATGATGGAATCAAAAAATTGATAGATGACGCGATGAGATCTGGTGCAGAAAGAAATTTAGGACACGATTATATTATTGGAATAGAAGAAAGACTTACTAAAAATGCAAGGGAAACTATAAAGTCGCCGTGGGATGTTGTAAATGAAATTATGGATGGTGGATTAGGTACAGGAGAATTGGGAGTTATTGTTGCACCAGCGGGAATTGGTAAAACTTGGTGTTTACAGTCTATTGCGGCAGGGGCAGTTAGAGATGGATTGTCAGTAATCCATTATACATTAGAATTGAATCAGGCTTATGTTGGATTACGATATGATACTGTTTTTAGTGGAGTTACTACTACTAATATAAAATTTCATAAAGAAAAAGTTGAAAAAATAATAAGTGAGTTGGAAGGAAAATTGTTAATAAAATATTATCCAACAAAATCAGCTTCAGTTCAGACTCTTTCATCTCATCTTAAACAATCAGAAATACAAGGAATTAAACCTGATTTAGTAATAGTAGATTATGCAGATATTTTGGTTGGAGTGGGAAGTGAAAGGAGATTTGTTTTAGAAAATGTATATGAGGAGTTAAGAGGACTGGCTGGTGAGTTTGACGTTCCAATTTGGACAGCATCACAAGCCAACAGAAGTGCACTTGAGGAACATATTATAGATGCAACAAAAGTTGCTGAGGCTTACGCAAAAGTTATGATTGCAGATTTTGTAATGAGTATGAGTAGGAAAGTTGAAGATAAAATTTCGAATACAGGCAGGTTTCATGTGATTAAAAATCGGTTTGGACCAGATGGAATTACATTTCCATCTACAGTTAATACTAATATAGGTAATATTCAAGTTTATGAAGAGACTACTAAAGGTGGAAAGATAGCACAAGGTAAAATGGACAATTCAAAAGAATATGAAAGAAAAATGTTATCAAAAAAATATGATGATATGAATAAAGTTGATGGATTTGAGTAATAGAATGCAATATATATTATACTTATGGATGTATTGGAATGAATGTTGTACTAAAATTAATTTTATTTGAAGAGGGATAGTTTATATGGAAAAATTCAAGTTATCAGATAATTTCATAGATAAATACAAGCGAAAAAGACCCCCATTTGGATTTAACGGACTCGGAGAATTAGTTTATATGAGAACTTATTCTCGCATCAAGGAAGATGGAAAAAACGAGCAATGGTGGGAAACTGTTCAAAGGGTTGTAGAGGGCACTTACTCAATGCAAATGAATTGGATTGATTCTCATCAACTTGGTTGGAATCCTTGGCAAGCACAGCGGTCAGCTCAAGAAATGTATGATAAGATATTCAATATGAAGTTTTTACCACCCGGCCGAGGTCTTTGGGCAATGGGAACTCCACTTACAGAAGAAAAAGGTCTTTATGCAGCACTGAACAATTGTGCATTTGTATCCACATCTACTATTAAAGACGATTATGCAAAACCATTTTGTTTTTTGATGGACGCATCAATGTTGGGGGTAGGAGTTGGGTTTGATACAAAAGGTGCAAATCAAATCCTAATTAAAGGCCCCAATAAAAATAGAAATTCAGAATTATATGTAATTCCAGACACTCGGGAGGGTTGGATAGAATCTTTAAGGTTATTGTTAGAGAGTTATTTTCATGGAACATCACCTATAAAGTTTAATTATAATAAAATAAGAAAAGAGGGAGAACCAATTAAAGGTTTTGGTGGTCTTTCAAGTGGCCACAAACCATTAGAAGAGTCACACACAGGTATAAGAAAGGTTCTTGATGAAAACGTTGGATCTCCAATTAGTTCTACGGTTATTGTTGATATTATGAATCTTGTAGGTAAATGTGTAGTTGCGGGCAATGTTCGTAGAACAGCAGAGATTGTATTTGGTGATCCAAGTGATGAAGAGTATCTAAATCTCAAAAACTATAAAAAGAATCCACATAGAGAACAATATGGTTGGACTTCTAATAATTCAGTATTTGCAGAACTTGGAATGGATTATACAGAGTCTTGTAAAAGAATTACAGACAACGGTGAACCTGGGTTTGCATGGTTAGAAAATATGAGAAGTTATGGTAGAATGTGTGATGAACCAAATGGTTATGATACACGAGCAGCAGGTGGCAATCCGTGTTTAGAACAGACATTAGAGTCATATGAGTTATGTTGTCTTGTAGAAACATTTCCGTTTCGTCATGAAAATTTGGAAGAGTTTAAAAGAACACTTAAATATGCCTATTTGTATGCTAAGACAGTAACACTCGGAAAGACTCATTGGCCAGAAACTAATCGTGTTATGTTAAGAAATCGTAGAATTGGTTGTAGTGTTAGTGGTATTGCACAATTTATAACTTACAAAGGAATAGATGAACTGAAAACGTGGTTAATGGATGGATATAATGTAATTCAAGATTGGGACAAGGTTTATAGTGAGTGGTTCGCAACCCCCCGTTCTATTAAGACTACTTCCGTAAAACCAAGTGGTACTGTTTCACTATTAGCAGGTGCTACTCCAGGACTACATTATCCAGAAAGTAGATTATATATTAGACGAATAAGATTATCAAAATACAGTCCTTTACTTAAACCACTTGAGGCCTCTGGATATAAGATAGAACCAGCATTTGGTTCAGAGGATACTACGGTAGTGGTGGAAGTTCCAGTCGATGTTGGTAAAGGAATAAGAACTTCTAAGGAATTATCAGTATGGGAACAATTTAGTTTGGCAGCTTTTATGCAAAAGTATTGGGCAGACAATCAAGTTAGTTGTACTGTTACTTTTGATCCAGAAACAGAGAAAAGAGACTTGTCTCATGTTTTGGATATTTATCAGTATCAATTAAAGGGGATTTCTCTATTACCGAGAAGGAATGGAGGGGCTTATGCACAAATGCCATATGAAGAAGTGGACAAGAAAAAATATGACACGATGATGTCAAAACTTAAATATTTATCTTTTAGACAGATTAAGGGAAGTGAGGCAGTGGTTGAAAAATTTTGTAATAATGATGTATGTGAAATTTAGAAATATCGTGGGAAAAACAGGCAGTTGACGCACCTGTTGAAAAATGCGTCATTTCAATAAAACAATGAAGGAGACGATTATGAAGAATCGTAACTTAATTTCTACATTGGCGGTGTTTTTTATGCCGATTGTTCTTTGGGGACAATCAGTTGCGGGAACAGTTACCGATGCAGAAACGAGTAAACCCCTAGTTGGAGCTAATGTTGTAGTAGAAGGAACTGATTTGGGTGCCGCTGCAGACGCAGATGGTGCTTATTCTATCAAGGTAGATGCAGGTTCTTATACACTTACAGCTTCTTCAATTGGATATGCATCTCTTTCAGTAGAGGTTGATGTAGCGGAGGGGAAAGCGGTAAGTGCCGTAGACTTCTCCCTTTCAGTATCTGCATTAGAGATGTCTGCACTTGAGGTTTTGGCTTCGAGGGCAGATGAAAAAACACCTGTTGCTTATACTACGGTAGGAAAGGAAGAGATTGAATTTCGTCTTGGTTCACAAGACTTACCAATGTCTCTTAATCTTACTCCGAGTGTATATGCAACTCAACAGGGTGGTGGAGCAGGAGATGCACGTATCAATGTTCGTGGGTTTAACCAACGGAATATTGCGGTAATGATTAACGGAGTTCCACAGAATGATATGGAAAATGGTTGGGTCTATTGGTCTAACTGGGATGGTGTAGCAGATGTTGCACAATCCATCCAGATGCAACGTGGATTAAGTGCTGTTAATTTAGCTGCACCTTCTATTGGTGGAACTATGAACATCATAACAGATCCTGCTGCTCTTGAAAAGGGTGGTAAATACAAACAGGAAGTTGGAGCAGGTGGATTCCTGAAATCAACTTTCAATTACAACACTGGGTTGGTAGCGGACAAGTTCGCTTTCAGTTTTACTGGTGTTAGAAAGACAGGTGATGGTGTCATAGACAAGACGTGGACAGATGCTTGGGCATATTACTTTGGTGCAAGTTACGCACTGAATGAAAAGAACCGATTCGAATTATATGCAGTCGGTGCACCACAACGTCATGGTCAGAATCTATACAAACAGAATCTTGGCGCATACGATGCCGAGTTTGCTGAAAGTGTAGAAGGATATGACGCTACAGCTCTTGGTGAAGATGGTCAGTTCAAAGATGTTGGACGAACATTTAACCAGAACTGGTCACCAATTGACCCGTCTTATGAGGG